TGCGTTCCCGTGGCTGGGGTGTCCGGCAGATCGCCACGGCACTCGGTGTCAGCACGGATAGCGTCTATCTCTGGGCCGCGGGCAGGTATGCGCCGCGTGAGGAGACGCTGCGCGCACTCCGCCGGCTCGTAGAGAACCAGATACGGTGAGGTTTTCTGATATGAACCGGTCCTGTCCAACTGTTCGACCGACCGAGTTACGGTGCTCATGCTGCCGGCGCTGGCTGCCAGATCACGAGTTCCGGCAGAACCGGCGGTATCCCCATCGCCGGTGCCGTTCGTACTACTGCAATGCCTGCACACACGCCTATCGCCGGGCCGCGGCGCCGGATCGGCATCCCGCCAATCGTGCCATGGTCCGGCCAGGATGGTATCGCTGTGCCCGGTGCCGCAAGGTCCTGGGTGCCGATGCGTTTTCCTGGTTTCGCCGGCGAGGCCGGACGTCGCTCGAACGGACGAGCTATTGCCGTGCCTGCGTCCGTGAGAAAAACCGGGAATCACGGGTCCGCCGCTACCTGCGCCTGGCGCAGGACCCTGCCGCCCAGGAACGTGAGCGCCAGCAGAATCGCCGCCGTCATGAGCGGGCACAACAGCGGGCAGCAGCTGAGCGACAACGGCGGACCTCCTGGGTCGTTGAGCAGACCAGGCGGTATCTGGCTGCCGGATGGACGGTCACCGCGCTCGCCGCCGCGCTCGGGGTGAGCCGGCACACGGTAGCTCGCTGGCGAAACGGCGGGCCAGCATCAGGCGTGCAACGAGCGGCGGAGGAACGGTGGTGCCAGTTTTTGCGGGAGGCTGGTCATGACGGAGAGCTACGAGTTTGGGCCTCTCACTGAGCCCGAGCGCTGGGTGTTGTTCGCCGCCATTGCGCTGTTACGTTCCGATGGTTACTCGGAGGACGAATCCATTCGGGCCATCACATCGGGCCAGAATTGGCGTCGAAACGTCGATGCCATTTTCGGTGGGTGGCGTCCCCGGTCATTTCGTCATGATCGCAACGAGATGGATCCCGTCGATATGGACGCTAATGGTGCCGAGATCACCGTGGACCATTTCCTCACGCGACGGGCAATGTTCGCCACGTTCTATGAGTACGAGGATGTTTCGTTCACGGAACGCATCATCATCGCGTTCGCGGACGGTAGCAATGCGGAATATCTGTTCGACGAACCAGATGGACGGCAATTTGCCATCCGGCGGCGCTGAACTGGTGAAACGCTGGAAGGAGGGCTGAGATGCCAAACGTGACGATCTCCATGCCACGGTATCGCGTCCGGCATGTTGCCACAGCTAGCCCTGACGGCACATGGAGACATTTGATATGCGTGACAGTCTGTTAGGGAACGTGAGAGGAGAGAGTGGAGATGAAGCGCAAGGATGGCGACGACCTGGCGTTCATTCTTGGTCTTGCGTTGTTCACGATACCGGTGTTCGTCCTGGTAACGCTGCTTGCCCTCTTTGAGGGGTACCCGGAGATGGCGAAGGCGCTAGGTGGGATGACGATATCGTCGCTGGTGCTTCTGTTGCTTGGCTACTGGTTTCTCCCGGAACGATATCCGTGGGACAAGGAATGATTGGGGGCGTTCTGACATGCCAGTGGTGCGCGCCGTTCCGCCAAATCAGTACCGGCTGAGATACCTTGCCACGCCAGACCCGGACGGGATCATGTCTGACCTCGACCGGCGGCTGATTATTGACGAGCGTGGAGTCTGGGACAGCCGTCGCCTGGCAACGATCACCTGGCCGCGCATCTCACCACTTGCGCCAATCCTAAGCCGTCTCGGTGTCCTACCCGATCCAGGCCAGGAGCTCGACGTCACCGGCGAGCGAGGCGACCGCGCTGCCCTCATTGCCCTGGCAACGCGATACGCCCGTGATCTCAGCACCTGCGTCACCGTCGCACAGGCGATCGCAGAGGTGATGCCGCACGAAGAGGTCCGGTACTGGCTCGGGAAATGCCGGACGTCGAGGCGTGGCGCCAGAGCGTTGCGTGTATTGCTGGAGGTGGACCATGGAGATGCTTGACTACGAGGATCTGCCGGCGTTTGCCGACGGCATTCTCGCGATGCTGGAGACGTCGCAGAACCCGCTGGCGATTGCGCTCGGTGGCGGAGCGCTGGGCGTGATGTCGATCATCTCGCCGGAGGTTCTGGCCAAATTCCTGCGCTGGCTGCATGAACGGCGTAGTGCCGTTTGCGGCGATACAGAGGAGGCCTGATGATGAAAATCCTCAAGCGCGGGCAAGTTCCTGAGCACCGTGTGTTCGCGCTGGAGCATCGTTGTGCGGAATGCGGCACGATCTACCGCCTCGAACACGGCGACCATTACTGGTTCTGGGAGTTGGATGGCCACCATCTGGTGAATTCGACCTGCCCGATTTGCGGGAATATCGTCAAAACGCGCATCGTTTCTCGCCGGAAGCCGGGCATCACACTGCACAATGAGACTGAGGGCGCAACCGGGCAGCACGATCGGACAACGGAGGCCCGGTGACAAACATGGCACGCGTGCCGCTGACTTCCGCGCTGGTACTCGCCACGGCGATCGGCGCCGTCGCAGGACTCCTCGTTGCCCTCCTGATCGTGACGCCGAACCCCTCCCCGGCCCTCCCCGCACGCGATGTTCCGGCCAGCACCATTGTGGTCCAGGTTGAATCCGTGCTGCACGTGCCGACTGCAACGCCCACGTCAAACCCAACCCCGCCACCGTCACGTCCTAGCCCATCCCCGACGCCCATCCCCTACCCGTACTGTTTCGCTGCGCAACCGGGCGAGCTCTGCATCCCCTCTCGCGTCCTCACTCCAACACTCACGCCGACGTTCCCACCCTGCAGTAGCGGCCAAACCCGCGCGCTCTGGGGAGTCGAATTGTGCGAACTCGATGCAACACCGGTTTTCCGTCAATCCAGGGATTGAAACTGGGAGGGGGGGCGATGAGCCGGACCGCGATCACCTGCCCTGCATGCCGCGAGGTGCTCGCCTATGCCCGGCGCGGCGGCTGGGTCGTGCCCCGCCCCGGCGTCGCACTCAGCCTGCTCCCCCATGGGGACGCTACCCTCCTTCACTGCCCGCGTGAGCAGTGCGGCGCAGTCCGGCGGATCGCCGGAAGGCCGCTCATTTCCTCCCGGAACGTGCTACACTCAGGGAAAATCGAAGAGAGCAGCGTGGCCTAGGGCCGCCGGGTCGGAGCGCGAACGCGTCTCTGCTGGCGGCCTATTTTGGTTGGAGACGATGCCGCGCCGGAGTAAATACACACCAGAACTCGCTGACCTGATCGTGAACGCTGTCCGCGATGGCCTCACCTATCGCGATGCCGCGCTCGTCGCTGGCGTCAGCGAGGATGCCCTGCAGTACTGGTTCAAACGCTATCCCGATTTTTCGGAACGTATCGCGCGTGCACGAGCCGAACGCTCGCGCCTCTGGTTGGAGAAGCTGCGCACCCTCGCCGATCAGCAGCGTGACTGGCGTGCCTATGCCGATCTCCTCGACCGTTGTGCACCGGAGTACCGAAAACGGAATCAGCATGAGATCACTGGACAGGATGGTGGCCCGATACCCATCCGGTTCGTGATCGTTGACGAGCGAGCGGAGCCCTCATGACCGCCACCACTGCGATCACGATCCACCTCTATGCAACTCAGGCAGCCTTTGTCTTCGATACTGCCCGCTACCCAGCATTCATCGCAGGGCGCAACTCTGGAAAAACACTCGCTGGCGCGGTCAAGGCTGCGAACTGGTGCACGAGTCCCGGCCTCGGGGTTATCGCTGCCCCAAGCTATCCCATGCTGGAGCACGCAGCCAGGCGCGCATTCCTGCAGGAGCTGGACCGCCGCGCGGCCGTGGATCCCACGTGGCACTACCAGGAACAACGGTCGTTGCGTCTTGTTATGCTTCCGGCCACCGGAGCTGAGGTCCTGTTTGTCTCTCTGGATAACCCGGATGCGGCGCGCGGCCCAAACTTCTCCTGGGGCTGGCTGGATGAGGGCGGATTTGTCGGCAGTGATGCTTGGCGTATTCTCAAGGGCGCTGTTCGTGCCGGTGATCACCCGCAGCTCTGGATAACGACCACGCCAAAGGGCCGCAACCACTGGCTCTATACCGAGTGGGTTGAGCAGCCCGATCCTGAGCATACCCTGCACCGGGCAGCCTCGTTTGCCAATCCCTTCATCCCTGCTGACTATGTCGCTGCGCTCGGCTATGCAGGACGGTTTTACGAACAGGAGATCTTGGGTGAATTTGTCGGATTTGCGGGTCTGGTCTATCCCCAATTCTCCCGCGAGCGGCATGCTCGCCGTATCGACTGCTCAGGCTGGGGGACGGTGCTTGGCGTCGATGTCGGAACGCGTAACCCGACGGTGGTCCTGACCATCCGCCACGCTGGGGACCGCCGCCACATCGAGCGAGAGCGGTATGAACGGGGGCTGGGCGCGCGAGAGATCGTCGCGTTGATCGCCGCTGAGGCTGAGGCAACCCAGCCTGAGGCGATCCTTGTCGATCCGTCGGCGCTCGACGTGATTACGGACCTCGCGCGGGCTGGGTATCCCGCCCGGAGAGCCGACAACCGCGTTGCCGACGGTATCCGGCTCATTACCTCCTTGCTCGGCGCCACTGCCCAGGACGGATCACCGCTGCTCACCGTCGACCCGGGCTGCATCGAGACGATTGCTGAGTTTGAATCGTATGCCTACCCACCAGGCCGGGATGAACGGTCGCCGGGTCGCGACCTCCCGCTGAAGCAATCAGACCACGCGATGGATGCATTGCGGTACGCCTGCCTGGCCGGGAGCCTCGGCGAGCTCGCCCCTGTCTCTGGCCAGACATGGGAGGTGCTGGAGGAATGGTTCGGTTGACCGTCCGCTACCGCGACCGCCTCTCGCCCGAGGCGGTGGACCGCCTGCTCGGCGGCCTGGTTGTCGCGTTCGCCGCGCTCGGTATTGCCGCGTTCCTGCTGTTTCTTCTGGCCGCGCTCCTTACTGGTACGGTCCGCCTGATCACGTGGGCCGGAGGGTGCTCATGAGGTGGCTGAGCGTCTTTGGCGAGACATCCCGCGAGATCGGATCGGCACTGCGGCGCACGGTCAATGACCACGCGCTCGCCGTTGAGCAGGACCTCTTCTCCGCGCGCACCGGCTACCACCGGCTGCTCCGTGCGCTTTACGACAACACCCTCTACGAGGATGCCGCCGCCTGGCAGGCGTACAAGGCGCGCTTTCGCCTTCCCCGTGCCATCCGCGCGATCTACAATCCGACCCGCCGGGCCGTGGACTGGTACCCCGGGCACGTCTATCCCGGCCCCTGGACGCGCGACGGCCGGCCGCTTCCGGACGGCACCCCTCCCGCCCTGCCTTTTTCCCCCGACGTGCTCGCTGACCGCCCGGCGCTCGTTGCCGCGGCATTGCAGGCACTGTCCTGGGGTAACTGGGCATCCGAACGCCACGTCTACGTCCGGGAGGGCGCGAAGCTTGGCTCGGTCCTGGTAGTCGTGACCGATAACCTGGAACGCCGCAAGGTCTATCCGGAGGTTGTGCCGCTGGAGCGAGTGCGCGACCTCGTGCTCGATGCATCGGGCAACGTCAAAGGCTACGCGATCGAATACCAGACGGTCGATCCGGCAACGCGGCGTGTGGTCACCTACCGCCGTGAGGTGAACCGCGAGCGGATCCTGGAACGCTTCGGCAATCAGACGGTCACGGAGATCGCCAACCCCTACGGGTTCGTTCCTGCGGTCTGGGTACGGCACCGCCACGTCGGTGGGCTGTTTGGCGCACCAGTCATCGATGGCGTCATCGCGAAGATCGATGAACTCAACGCGCTCGTGACCGCGGTCCACAACTACATCCACCGCTGGCACAATCAGCCAATGATTTTCTTTGGCACGCAAAGCCAGCCGCGGCCGGCGGCCAAGGGGAGCGAGAGTGATGACGAGCTCGTCACGACGGAGATCGAGCGCGTCCGCTGGCTGTGGGATCCTTCCCCCTCTGGCAAGGTCGAACCGCTGATGCGCGAGATGGGCATCGGCCAGGCCGGTACCTATCTCACGCAGCTGCTGGAGGAAATCGAGGCTGATCTCCCGGAGATCGTGATGGATGAGCAATTGCGTGGCATGTCGCAAGTGACTGGACCGGGCGCCGCGCAGATGATGAGCGACGTTGCGGCCAAGCTCTGGGAGGCGCAGGCAAACTATGACGCCGGGCTGATCAAGCTGATGCAGATGTCGGTCGCAATCGGCGGCTGGCGGCTGGCCCGCGGCGACTGGGGCCCACGCTCCCAGATCACCCCGCAGCAGCAGGCGTTTGCCGGGTTCGATCTGACGAGCTACGCCCGCAACGAACTCGAACTTGAGCTGATGCCGCGTCCGCTCGTGCCCGCGACCCCGTCCGAGCGCCTCAGCCAGTGGGCGCTTGAGAAGGACGTCCTGGGCCTGTCGGACGCGGAGATGCGCCGCCGGGCTGGGATCGGTCCCGAGCTCTCGGCGCAGATCGATCAGGAACTGATTCGTGAGGGGGAGCGGCAGACTGCCGCTGGCGCGTTCGCCTAGGAGGGACCATGCACGAGGCATGGAGTGAGGCCATCCCGCTGCTGGCCCGCATCGCCGCAGCGCTCGATCGAATCGCTGCTGCCCTGGAGGCGGCCAATGCCGCCGATCCCGTGCAGGCGATTGCCGCAGCGCTCAGCGATGCGCCAAATGAGCGGGAGCGCGGCGAGCCTGATCTCCCCCCAGAGGAGCAGTGGCGGTTGCACTAGGGAGGAACGGCGATGAGCACACCAGGAAGGAGAAGGGCACTGCGGGCACTGGCGCGGGCGAAGAAGCGCAATGCGAACCTCGCCGCTCAGGGAAAGCCGGTGACTATTGGCGGGAAAAAGATCAGCGCGAATACGTACAAGCGCAAGTTTGGGTTGCCAGCCCGGTTGAAGAAGAGTGGCGACTGAAGAACGGGCAGAGCTTGACCGTATCCAGCGCCAGGCAGCGGTGGAGATCGCGAGGCTCTTCCGGCCGCTCGCGGACGCCGTGCCCGAGCTGATCCGCCGGGAGGCGGTCACGGGCCATAATGGAGAGCCGCGGATCGACCAGATCGGGCGGATCAGGATCATGCACGCGGTCGATGCCTATCTCGATGAGATCTTCGGGCGCTTCCCTGGCGATGCGAGCGCTCTGGAGGACGTGATCGTCCGCTGGGCGAACGTGGCACGTGCCCAGCCAGTGCGCCGGGCAGTCGCCGATATCCGGCGCCGGGCTGGTCGCTCCCTCACTGAGGCGATGCGCGGTGGTTCTTCCGACACCTGAGCAGATCCAGGAGCTCTTTGCGCTCGATGCACAGTTTGCCCGCCGTGAGCGGATCCTGCGCGCGGCCGCGTTCGACGATACGCGGACATGGGTAGACCCGAACGGCTATCGCCTGTCCGACCGTATCTGGCGGGCGCGGCAACAGGTGAGGGAGGCCATCGACCGCACCCTGCGGACCGCGATTGCTACGGGCGAGGATGCGCTCGTGACCGCGCGGAAATTGGAGCAGTACCTGCGGCCACACCTGGCAGTTCAGCGCACGGCCCGCGGCCGGATCCGGCCAGGCCAGCCCCGCGAGATCGTGACGCGGACACCGGGACGGGGCGGGGCTGGGAGTTATCCGGCGCGGCGCCTTGCCCGCACGGAAATCAGCCGGGCCCATGGGCAGGCGACGCTCTGGGCCGCTCAACGCACCCCGTTTGTGCGGGGCGTGCGCTGGTCGGTCTCGGCGCGGCATCCGGCGCCTGACGAATGCGACCGGAACGCCACCGCCGATAACGGGCTTGGGCCAGGGGTCTACCCCCCGGAGGCCGTGCCCCGCTACCCAGCTCACCCGCATTGCCTCTGCGTGCTGTCGCTCGCAACGGTGGAAGATGACCGGGAGATTGTCCGGGAGCTCCGCCGGATCTATCGCCTTGATGCGCTCGAATAAGACGTTGCACTCTGGTTTCGGCCAGGGTGGGGATTGAAACATGTGCTAGAATGAGACCAAATCAAGAGCGGAGCGTGGCTACGGGCCGCCGGGTGATGGCGAGAAATCGTCCATCGCTGGCGGCCCGTTGTATGTGACAGGCGCGACGCCTGGAGGGAGTGCCGGACGCGATGTCCGAACAGACAACCACACCAGGGACCACCACGGTCCCAGCCGGCAATGTGGCCGCGGCGAGCGCGACCCCGGCGCCGGAGAAAACGCAGCCGCCAGCGACGCCGGTGCCATCAGAGGGTGCGACGCCCGACGGCGAGGCACTGGGAGACGCTGGCAAGGAGGCACTGAGGAAGGAGCGCGAGGCGCGGCGAGCGCTGGAGCGCGAGCTGGCTGAGATTCGCAAGCAAATCGCTGATACCGAGGCCGCGAAGGCCAAAGCAGCGGAGGAAGAGGCGGCGCGCCGGGGGGAGTTCGAGAAACTTGCCACCGAGCGCCAGGCGAAGCTCGAAAAGCTCGAAGCGGAGCGCGCAGCGCTGGCCCAGGAGCGCGAAGCTCTGGCCGCGAAGATCGCCGCCTACGAGGAACGGGAACGGGCACGGATCGAACGCGGGCTCAAGGACCTGCCGGACGATCTGCGGGCCTTCGACCCAGGACCGGACGCTCCACTCGATCAGCGCCTGCGGTGGTTTGAGACGGCGCAGGAGGTTGCCGCCAGGCGTATCGCGCAGCCGGTGCCGGGACATGGCCCGGCCCCACAGCCGGTGCAGGGTGATCCCAAGGCGGCTGAGGAGGCGCGCCGGCGCCAGTGGCAGCTTGCCCGCGCGTTCTAAGCGGCCCCATCGCCTGGGGTCGCAGAGGGAAGCAACCCCATGGCAGACCTGATACTCACCAAGCCCAACCGCGTGGAGGTGGTCGAGGCGATCATCCAGGACACGCGGGTCGCGGCCGAGGCGATCGTCGCGGGCGCTCCCGTCCGCGACGATGGCAGCGGCAAGTTCACGAACGCGAACGCTACCAGTGCAACGGAGGCTGCCGTCTACGGCATCGCCACGAAGACGGTGCCGGCCGGGATGCCGGTGACCGCCATCCGCAAGGGCGTGATAGATGGCTGGTCCAATCTCCCAGCGCATGGTGCGGCGGTCTATCTCTCTGACACAGACGGTCGCCTGGCTGATGCCGCTGGTACCGTCAGTACCATGGTCGGCGTCGTGATTCCCGGCAACGCGAACACCCTCGGGGCAGCGGCGGACAAGCTGCTGTTCGTGGACCTGTAGGCAAGGAGGCTGACGATGAGGCTCTACGGATTCCACACCCTGCAGGATGTCGCGGATAGCCGCATTACGGGGACGCTCGTCGAGGCGGTCAACACGGCGATCACTGCCGCGGTGCAGGAGCACAACCGGCAGATGGACGCGCTTATGGCCCTGTTTGTCGAGCGCACGACGGAGTACAAACGCCGGTTCGCCCAGGTTGGCGCGGTCCGGCTGCAACCGATCGACGAGAATGGCCGCGCCCGTCCAGTCAAGCCGGGCGGCTACTACGATGTCGCCTGGCCGATCCAAATGGCCGGCGCAGCCTGGGGCGCGAACTTCGTCGCCCGCGCCAAGATGACCGTAGGAGATGCCGAACGCGCTACGAGCATGATGCTGGAGGGTGATTTCCGCTGGAT